CCATACCGAGGCATGGGGCCGGTGCAGGCGATCCTCACCGACCTCGACGCCACCCGCTACAGCGCCGAGTGGAACCGCAACTTCTTCCGCAACAGCGCCGAGCCCGGCGGGATCATCAAGGTCGACCACCGGCTCTCCGACGAAGAGTTCGACGAGCTGTCGGCGCGCTGGTCTGAGCAGCACCGGGGCGTGGCCAACGCCCACCGGGTCGCGATCCTCGAGCAGGGCGAGTGGGTCGACCGCAAGTTCACCCAGAAGGACATGCAGTTCTCGGAGCTGCGCACCGCGAGCGCGGACGTGATCCGCCAGGCGTTCGGGTTCCCGAAGTTCGCGATGGGCGAGGTCGATGACGTCAACCGCGCCACCGCTGAGGCGTCCACCGTGTGGTTCGCCCAATACCTCACCGTGCCCCGTCTGGAGCGGGTCAAGGCGGCGCTCAACTCGGAGCTCCTCCCCCTGTTCGGGCCGACGGCCACGGGCCTTGAGTTCGACTACTGCGATCCGGTCCCCGCCAACCGGGAAGCCGACAACGCTGAGCTGACCGCCCGGTCCGGCGCCGCGAAGACGCTCGTGGACGCCGGCTACGAACCGGTGGCCGTCCTCGAAGCCGTCGGCCTGCCCGAGATCGAGCATGTGGGCCGGCCTGAACAGGCACCCGCGCTCCCTCCCGGCCGCCGTGCCACACCCGCGGCCCGGCTCCGGTTGCGCAACGAGACCGAACGGCCCCGCCAGGACTGGGAGACCCGCCTCGACACGCTCCTCGGCGACTGGGCCACCGACGTCGCACCCGCACAGTTCGATGAGCTGACCGCCCAGATCGCCAAGATCGTTGACGCCGGCACGCCCGCCGATCTGGCGACCCTGACCGTGTCGTCCACGGCCGGCGCTGACCTGCTCGCCGAGGCCATGTTCGCCCAGGCGGACGCCGCCGGGAAACGCATCGCGAAGATGGCCGCCGACCAGGGCGTGTCGATCTCGCCGGTCACACCAATCGAACCGGCCGCCAACCAGCTACGGAACGCCAAGCCGAAGGTCCCGAAGGTCGTCACCGACCTGGCGTCGGATCTTGTCGCGGGCGCCAAGGTCGCCGCCGCGTTCCTCGCCGGCGGGCTTGCGGCGTCAGCGGGCCGTGAAGCGCTGCGCGTGTGGTCCCCGGCCGCGACCGGGCGCGAGGTCGTCAAGCAGGTCCGCACCCACCTCGAATCGTTGACCGACGCCACGTTGCGCGCTGCGCTCGGGGGCAGCATCTGGGCGGCCGAGAACGAAGGCCGCTTCGCGACGCTCGAACAGGCCGAAGCCGACGGGCAGGGCGCCAGCTACCTGACCGCCGACGAGGTCCTCGACACCAACTCATGTGAGGCGTGCGAGGAGATCGACGGGACCCGGTTCGACACGCTGGCCGATGCGCAGGCGGCGTACCCGTTCGGCGGCTACCAGGACTGCGACGGCGGCTCCCGCTGCCGCGGGACGTTCTGGGCCACATGGAAGTGACCCGGGCCTGAGTGCCTGAGCGGCCGCACGCGGCCAGCCGAGGAGGATCGTGAGCAGACGAAGGAACGCCGCGCCCAGCGCGGATCAGTGGCGCGTCACCGCGTCGGACGCCGAACGGTGGCGCGAGCTGACCGCCCGTGCGCGCCCAGGCGCACGGCCCGCCGAGAACAACGGCAGCTGGTACCGGATCTCGAACGCGGCCGGCACCGACGACGAGGTCGCCGTCATCGACCTGTACGACGAGATCGGCTACTGGGGCGTGTCGGCCGCCGACTTCGTCGCAGAGCTGCGCGCGATCACCGCCGGCCGGATCGAGATGCACGTCAACTCGCCAGGCGGCCAGATCTACGACGGCCTGGCCATCTACACGGCGCTCCTCGACCACGAGGCGCACATCACGGTGAAAGTCGACGGGATCGCCGCGTCCGCAGCGTCGTTCATCGCTCAGGCCGGCGACCGGGTCGTGATGGCCGCCAACGCCGAGCTGATGATCCACGACGGGCTCGGCTTGTGCATCGGCAACGCCGCCCTTCACCGCGAGATGGCCGACCTCCTCGACAAGGCCAGCGACAACATCGCCTCCATCTACGCGGCCCGCGCCGGCAACGGGACCGTGAAGGCGTGGCGGGCCCGCATGGAAGCGGAGACCTGGTACTCGGCGTCCGAGGCCGTCGAAGCCGGGCTGGCCGACGAAGCGGTCAAGACACCGAAGCGCACGGGCGACACGTCGAACCGGCTGGACACGTCGATGTTCACCTACCCCGGCCGGGCCGACGCCCCTGACCCCGAGATCCCGGAGCAGGCGCTCCGCCGTCGGGCGCCAGAGGCCAACGGCCCGGCGCCATCGTCGGTGGTCAACATCCACGTCGCCGGCTCGATCCGCTCGGAGAGCGACCTCCGCCAGCTCGTGCGCAACGAACTGGCTGCCACGGCCGGAGTCGAGGCGCCCGTTGCTGCCCCCGCCGCCGTGGAGCCGGAGGAAGCGGCCCTGCCCGTCGAGCCCGAGCCGACCGCGCCCGAACCGGACCCGGAGCCCTTGGAGCCGGCGGCCGTCACGGACGCCGACGAGCCCGACGAGGACACCGAGCCCGCTCCCGGCGAGCCGGCCCCTGCAGCCGCGGCACCGCTTGATCCGGAGCCCGCGCCCGAGCCGACTCCGCCCGCAGATCCCGTCCCGGTCGACCTCTGGGCCGACCTCACCCAACACCTCACGGCGCCCGACCAGGACGACGTATTCACACGCCTCAAGGAGGCACTGCTGTGACCGCACCCGCCGCCGTCCTGCCGAAGGACACCCCGGTCCCGAAGAACGCTGATGAGCTCGCTGAAATGTTCGGCGACCCCGGCCGCTACGCCGGGATCCTCGAATCGAAGGACGCCCTGCAGGCGTTCATCTCGGCGTACGCCGCGGGCCAGCAGGCGCCCGGCACCGACCTCAACCGCATCGTCGCCGAGGAGACCCAGCGGGTCTTCGCCCAGATGCTGAAGGACAACGGCGTCAAGGACGACGGGGACGGCATCCGCCGCCTGAACCTCGACCCGCAGACCCGTCCGCCGTCGATGCTCACCTCGCACCGGCAGGGCACCGCGCACAACAAGGCGGCACCGGGCGCCGGGCTCGACAAGGAGTTCCGGGACGCCACCGACTTCTTCCGGTCGGTGTGGCACCTCAACCCGTCCGCGGACACCCGGGCGAAGATGGAGACCCTCCGCAACGCCTACAGCTCGGTCGTGCCGGCCGACGGCGGGTTCCTCGTGCCCGAGGCCCTACGCGCCGCGCTCCTGCAGATCGCCCTCGAGTTCTCGGTGGTGCGCCCCCGGGCCACGGTCGTGCCGCTCGAGGTGCCCCGCGTCGGGTTCCCGATGATCGACAGCACCACCAACGCCGGCAGCGTGTTCGGCGGCATGATCGGCTACTGGGGCGAGGAGAGTGCCGCGCTGACCGACTCCTCGGCCAAGTTCGGTCAGATCCTCCTCGACGCGAAGAAGCTCACGGGTTTCGCCGTCGTCCCGAACGAGCTGCTGGCAGACAGCCTCATCTCGTTCGCTGCGCTCATCGAGGGCCTGTGGCCCCAGGCCCTGGCGTTCTTCGAAGACGTCGCGTTCGTGGCCGGTTCGGGCGTGGGTGAGCCCCTCGGGTTCATCGGTGCCGGCAACAGCGCTGGCGTGGCGATCACGAAAGAGGTCGGCCAGGCGAACGACACCATCGTCGTCGAGAACGTCATCAAGATGTACTCGCGGATGCTGCCGTCGTCGCTGTCGCGGGCCATCTGGATCTGCTCGCCCGAGGCGATCCCCGAGCTGCACACGATGGCGCTGTCCGTCGGCACGGGCGGTGCGCCGGTCATGCTGACCAACGTCGCCGGGCCCGCCCCGATGACGATCTACGGCCGCCCCCTCGTCGTGTCCGAGAAGGCCAGCCGGCTGGGCGACCGCGGCGACCTCGCCTTCGTCGACCTGTCGTACTACCTGATCGGCGACCGGCAGACGATGACCGCCGCGTCGTCGATGGACTACCGCTTCGGGAACGACCAGACCGCCTACCGGATCATCCAGCGCGTCGACGGCCGGCCGTGGCTCGCCTCGAGCATCACGCCCCAGAACGGTGGGCCCGCGCTCAGCCCGTTCGTGGAAATCGAAGCCAGGTGAGCCAGAAGCCGAGCGTCGGGAGGATCGTGCTCGTCATGGTCCACCCGGTCACGAACAACGGCGCCGACGTCGCACCCGGGATCATCACCCGCGTGTGGACCGACGAGATGGTCAACGTCGTCGTGTTCCTCGACGGAGCCAACGGCGCCAAGGCCCGCACCTCGGTCCCGCTGCACCCCGACCGCGAAGCGCTCGACGCCGCGGCCGCACAGCGCGACCCCGCACACCCGCACGCAGCGGACACGAACTTCACGGCCGCTTACTGGCCGCCCCACATCTGAGCAACCCCCTTCGTCCCGGTCCGGCATTCAACCCCCGGGCCGGGTCCTGACCTCGCGGCATTGAAACCCCGCGGGGAGAAACGAGAACAGCATGGCCACCGACGCACACGCACTCGGCCAGACGTTCGACATCTCGAACGCCCTGTCCATCGTCGACCTCAACACGGCCGACAACACCGGCCTGATGGTCAACATGAAGAACGCCGCGGTGTGCACGTTCGTGTTCTTCGCGAAGGCCGGCACCGCCGGCGCGGACCTCGTGTTCGACCTCCAGGAATCGAACGCCCTGTCGGGTGGCACGACCCGGGACCTGGAGATCATCACCGACTGGTTCAAGAAGGAAGAGGCCACCCTCGACGGCGACGAGACATGGACCCGGGTGTCGCAGTCCGCGGCGTCCGAGGTGACCGTCACCGACACGGGCGCCGCCGTCGAACAGATCTACGTGTTCGAGGTGCGCGCCGAGCAGCTGTCCGACGGCTACAAGTACCTGTCGCTCAACATCGCCGACGCCTCCCAGGCGAAGATCGGCGGGATCCTCGCCATCCTCTCGGGCCTCAAGGTCAAGCGGAAGCCCGAGAACCTGACGGCATGGGCGGTCTGACATGAGCAACCTCGTGCAGGGCGACCAGCTCCGCAACATCCTCCTCGGCCGTCTCGTGTCGAAGGCGACGGGCACGGTCGCGAACGGCACCACCAACCTGTTCGCCATCACCAACGGCCGGGTCGTGGTCACCAGCCTCAT